AATGTTTGATATAGTATGGTTATTAAATTCAAGTATCGATGTGTATTTGAAAATGTTAGTAAGTATAGTAATACTCAGATACTTATGTAAACCAAAGGAGAAATGTGATGTGGGAGATATTAAAAAGCTGGATAAGTAAATGGTTATTTAACAGAAAAGGAGTTGATAATGACTAATACAACTAGGGAAATAGTTAGGCTTTATGATGAGCTTATCAAAAGAGCTTCATTTAAACTTGGTAGGAAGATCAAGTGTGACTGGGGTGAATGGCAACCAACTGAAAAAGGTATTAATAGGTTAATATCAAGAAGAAACAAGTTAATGAAAGGAGCTTGACAATGAGTGAAGGAGCATTAGAATACAAACTAATAGAAGAAACTAAAGTTAATATAAAGGTAAGTGATATTATTGACAGATTAGCTAGTATTGTAGATAATAGGTTAGAAGAGTTCTGGCTATATGATGAAGAACCATATCTAAGTAATAATGATAATGGGGATAGCGTAGAAGTATATCTTGTAGCTGATAGTGTTCAACAAGGGAGTCCATGTGATTGGAAAATATTGTTTGATAAAGCTATTGAAAAATTAGCTAAAGAGATATTAGAAGAAGAATCTGAATAATTGTCAACCCAACGAGTGAGCCCAAGGGTAATGTAAGTCCTTGAATGTTAAGAGACAGAAGGCAATCATCCCTAGGGCGAACTCACTAAATAAGGAGTTTAAAATGGAGTTAGCAGGAATAGTAATATTTATAATAGTAATAGGATTTATATATCACACATTCTTTATAAAGGAGGATAAGTAAATGGGATATGATTTATATGGTAATTCACCACAAGCCTATGAAGGGAAAGAGTTTCCAATTTATACTAAATATAAAGATATGGATTGGAATGAAAAGGAAGAACATGCTGATTGGAAGGAAGAATGTCAGAAATTTTGGGAAGAGCAGCATACTTTAGATAGAGAGACAGGTAGTTATTTTAGAGCAAATGTGTGGTGGTGGCGTAGATTATGGATGTTTACATGTCATGTATGTGAAGATGTGATGACTGAAGATGAGATGAATGCTGGTGATAGTAATAGTGGCCTTGAAATATCTGAAGAGACATGTGTTAAAATGTTGCCATTGATGAAAGAAGCTTTAAAAGATGGTAAAGCTATTGAATATGAAAAGGCAGTAAAAGAATATCATGAATCTGTACCAAAAGATAAAAATGGATGGGTAAAGAATGATGATGATTTTATGGCCAATTATCCATTTACTGTGCCATTCTTTGAAGAGTTCATTACATTCGTAGAACGTAGTGGAGGATTTACAATATCTTAAACCCAACCAACCCTGTTGGGCATGGGTTATGTGCACGGGGGTGACCATAATACCACTCAAAAACTAGTCAGAAGTAAATATGTCTCACCCCAAAGATTATAGTAGCTAACTATAGCTATGGCAGTCCTGAGAAGTTAGCCTAAGTTTATTCCAGGAACTC